CGCGAAGCCGACCAAGGCGGCAACACCCGCGGTCAAGCAGGCGCCCGATGACGCGCGCGGGCGGACACCGACCAAAGGCGCGCAGACAAGCGCCGGCAGCGCAGTCGCCGAAACCGGGCTCCGCGGCCAGGGTTTCGGTTTATCCACCGGCGGCGGCCCCGGCTCGGGATCGTCGCTCGACGTCGCCGACTTCTGCTGCCCGGACTACATCGCTATCATGGTGACGCGCATTCGCTCCGCCTGGGATCAGAGACAGGGGGCGACCGGGAATACCCTGGTGAAGTTCACCATTCAGCGCGACGGCTCGCTCACGAACGTCGTGCTCGAGCGCTCGAGCGGCACCACGCCGCTGGACCTTGCGGCCATGCGCGCCGTGCTGACGACGCGGACGCTGCCGCCACTGCCCGACGCCTTTCCGAATCCGACGCTTCCCGTGCATCTGAACTTCGAATACAAATGACCAAAGCCATCCTCGCAGGAACGCTCGCGATCGCCCTGCTCGCCGCGCCGCGCGCGCAGCAGCCGGCTTCGCAGCAGCCCCCGGCGCAGCCGCCGCAGCAGCCGACCGAAATCGAAACCACGATCTCGGGCCCCGCCGGCGCGCCGCCGCCCGGTGTCCCGCCGGGTCTGCGGGCCAAGGGCGGCCGCGTCGTCATTCCGCAGGCGCCGAGTCATCAGGGCAAGGGCAAATTTCCCAAGAGCGCGCCGGTCAAGAGCGGTTCGGCCGATTTTGGCCGCGGCGGCAAACACGATTTCGGCCCCGGCGGCACGCCGTCGAAGGCGCATGTCAAACAGACGCATGGCGCCGGCGGCGGCCTCGGCCGGCTCGACAACGCGCGGCGCGAGGCATGATTACGCCCGGCGAATCGCTGCGTTACTTCGCCGATCTCACCGATCTGCATCCGGAATGGACGATCTTCGCCTGTCTCGTGTCGCGCGACGGGCTCGCCTACAAAGTCTTTGCCGAGCGCGGCGAACCTCTCGACACCGCGCGAGCTTTGGCGACCACCATCGTCGTCGATCAGGAAGAGGCGCGCATGGCGCAGGACGAGTCGGCGACCGACGGAATCGAGGACTGATGGATGCGCTCTCCAATCTGCTCGGGCGCGAGCTGATGAAGGCGATCAATGACAAGCGTGAAGCGCATATGCGGGTGCTGCTCGCCGGCCAGGCGGTCGATTATCCGGACTATCGCGCGCGCTCCAGCTATCTGCGCGCGCTTGCCGACGTCGAGCAAATGATTCAGGACATCGATCTCGAGGGAGACAGGAGACCCCATGGCGCTTTTGGCGGCGATGAGGCTCGTTCACGACGAGCCCCCGGCTGATGTGATCTGGAGAGAGGTCGGCCCGCTCGATAAGATCGAAGTGGTCGGCCAGTACGTGCTGGTCTGCCTCTACATCCGCCCCGCCACAAGAACGCTCGGCGGGGTCGAGATTCCGGAGACCGCGACCGACGAGGACCGCTATCAGGGCCGGGTCGGCATGGTGCTGAAGCTAGGCCAAGGCGCCTTCGTCGACAGCGCCCAGCCGCCGGTCGCCTTCAACGGCTTCGCCTGCCGGCCGGGAGATTGGGTGGTTTATCGCCCGAGCGACGGGATGCGCTTCCAGATCGGCAAGCGGGATTGCCGGCTGATCGCCGACGTCCACGTCAAGATGCGGCTCGGCACACCGGATGAGGTCTATTGATGGCGCGCGAATCCTCCGATCCGGACCAGGTGTCCTATTTTGCCGAGTCGAGCGACGGCGAGGCACCGCTGCCGGCCGCCGTCGATGTCGAGATCGGCGGCAAGAAAGAGCCGCCCGCTCCGCCGAAGATCCCGACCGCGGCCGATCGCAACGCCGAGCGCGATCGCCGCGCCGGCGAGATCGCCTCGCCGGCCCAGCGCGCGCCGCCGAATCCGCCGCGTCCCGGCCCCGTCACCCCAGATCCGCGCGATGATCCGGCGGTCGAGCTGCGCCGCCAGCTCGATATGCAGCGCGGCGCGACCGAGCGCGCCGAGCGCGCCGCCCGCGATGCGATGGTCCGCGCCAACCAGGCCGAATCGCGCGCCGGCCAGGCCTCCGTCCATATGGTCGGCTCGGCGATCGAAGCGGCGAGCCGCGCCTCCGACCAGGCGCGGGCGCAATTTCAGGCCTGCCTCGACGCCGGCGACCATCGCGGCGCCGCCGACGCCCAGATCGCGCTTTCCGACGCGCGCGCCAATCTCCTGCGCCTGCAAGAGCAGAAGGCGATCCTCGAAGAGGAAGCCAAACGCCCGCCGCAGCAACCGCAAGCGCCATCGCAGCCGCAGCAATTCGATTCGGTGGCGGCGATGCAGAACATCCTCAATGAGCTGAATCGCACCGGCCAGGTGCGTTCGGCGGAATGGGTCCGCAACCACCCGGAAATGGTGTCGACCCGCGAGGCGATCAATCGGATCGACGGCGCGCATGGCTATGCCGTCAACAACCTCAAGCTGACGCCTGAATCCGACGCCTATTTCGAGAAGATGGAAGAGATGCTGGGGATGCGCGAGCCGGTGCGCGCCAATTATCGCCAGCCGGAGGCGCGCCCGCCCAATCCGAACGCCCGGCCCTCGGCCCCGGCCAATCCCGGCGCGCCGTCCTATCGCACCGGCGAATCGCGCAGCCAAACCGTCCATCTGACCCAGGAGATGCGCGATCACGCGCATAACGTGCTGGGGATGACGGATGAGGAATATGCGAGCGAACTCGCCCGCGCCTATGACGAAGGCAAGCTCCTGTCCGTGAGGCTGTCATGACTTACGAGGCGCGCTTCCACGAATTGTCGGAATGGGCGCGCGGCGAGATGGTCAAGCTCGGCTACATTAGCCGCGAGAAGCAGATTGGCCAACTCTGGCTGATTATCGACGAATTGATACGCCGTCTGGCGAAGGCGCAAAGCGAAAAGGCGATGGTATGACCGACGAACGTAGCGCTTTCGCCCGCGCCTCGATGCGCGACGACGACGAGATGCGCCCGGTCGGCGGTATCGACCATATGGAGCGGGCGCGCAAGCGCATCGCCGAATTGCGCGCCACCTATGGCGACGAAGATGAGGACAGCGCCGGCGATGCGTTCATCGACAAGTGGTACGCCGAGGCGCCCCCCGGCTGGACCTATGAGTGGAAGACACACTCGGTCTGGAACAAGGAATACCCGCAATATATGAACAACCTATACCGCAAGGGCTGGCAGGCGGTTCCGGCATCACGACACCGTGATCTGACCTTCCCCGAATATGACGGTGAGAGCATCATCATCGACGGCATGATGCTGATGGAACGGCCGCGCGAGCTAACTGACCGCCAGCGCCTGCGCGACTATCGCAAAGCCGTCGATCAGATGAAATTCTCCGAACAGAAGCTGACCGAGGCTCCGCCCGGCACCGCGCCGCGCGACATCCACCCGCGCACGCTGCCGCGGGTGTCCAGCCATGTCGGACCGTCGATTCCAGATTAGGGAGAGAAAAAGATGCCGGATCTGACGCCTGCCGCCAAGCTCCTCTTCGTCGTCCTGCTCGGCCCGGTCGCAGCGCTCTACGATTTCGCCACCAACCCCAGCGCGCCGCCGCAAATCTTCATCGCTCAGTGGAACGGCAGCTTCCCCAACCACCCGATCGCGCCGCCGACCGTCCCGCGGCCGCGGCCGGTGACCAAGCGGGTTTATGTGACGCACTCTTGACATTCCGAAACGCCGGCGGTCTATTCCGCCCCGGCCACCGGCTCCCGCGCGGCGCTCGCGCGGACTAAACGGGTCGCGAAGGCCAACCCTGTCATCAAAGGCGCTCCGAGATGACGAACCCCTGAACAGACGCTCCGCGTCTGGGAGGTTTCGTCATGGCCAACACACTCGCGCCGCTCGGCTTCGCTGACAGCCACCGCCTTGGCGCGGCTCCCAATTACCAGATGTCTCGGCGCTGGATCTCGCCATCGAATCCGACCCCGATCTTCCAGGGCGACCCGATCGTGCAGCTCTCGACCGGCTTCATCGCCCAGGCGGCGCCCGGCGCGACCCAGATCGGCGGCATCTTTCTCGGCTGCGAATATATGAGTATCGCCGGCCGCAAAATCACCGGCCGCAATATGTGGCCAGGCAACGACGCCGTCCCCGGCCTCAACGTCTCGGCTAAGCTCGTCGACGATCCCTTGACGGTGTTCCGCGCTCAGGCGAACGGGCTGCTGACCTTCGCCATGATCGGCATGAACTGCCAGTTCGTGATCGGAACCGGCAACACCGCGACCGGCATGTCGGGCGCGCTGATCGATGTCGTCACCACGCCGCCGGCGGCGACCGCCACCTTCCCATTCCGCATCGTCGACCTCATCACCGATCCGCCAGGAGCGAATGGGACCGATACGACCACGCCGTACAATATGGCGCTGGTCACCTTCAACAACCAAGACTTCAAGAGCTTGACGGGCATCTAAGGCGGATAGACCCCGGAGGAGATAGACCATGGCTGTTTCGGTCGCCGCCGCCTATGACCTGCTCTTTCCGGGGCTGCGCAAGGTCGCGGGTGAGTACAAAGATCTCGACCGTATCTATCCGAAAATCTTCCACGTCGATAAGTCGTATATGTCGGTCGAGCGCACCGCTTCGATGCGCTTCCTCGGCCTGGCGGCGCTGAAGAATGAAGGCGGCCCGACCAACTTCGATAACCAGGCTGGCGAGCGCTACGTCTACAATCAATACCACAAGGAAATTGGCCTTGGGTATGCGTTTACCCGCAAGATGGTGGACGACAATCTCTACAAGAGACAGTGGCGCCCATCCAATCTCGGCCTGCAAAAGTCTTTCAACCAGACCAAAGAAATCTATGGCGCGCAGATTCTCAACACCGCGGTCGTTTTCGATCCGACCATCCTCGGCGATATGCAGCCGCTCTGCTCGCTGGTCCATCCCATCGACACCGGTGTTGTTCCCAACCGCTTCCCGGTCGACATGGACCTCAACGAAGCGAGTCTGCTCAACGCGCAGGCTTCGATCCGCGGCCTCTTCCGCGACAACGCCGGCCTGCGGATGCAAGCCCGCGCGCGCCGCCTCGTCGTGCCGATCGCGCTCGAACCGATCGCGATCCGGCTCCTCAAGACGGTTCTACGTCCCGGCACGTCCGACAATGATGTCAACGCGATTCTTGAGACGTCGGGCGGTATTCCCGACGGCCATCTGGTCCACGATTATCTGACCTCGCCGACCGCCTGGTTCATCCTCACCGACCAGGAAGGCCTGCTCTATCTCCAGCGCATCGCGTTCGAGATGGACATGCAGGTCGATTTCACCACCGACAATCTGCTGGTCAAAGGCTACGAGCGCTACAGCTTCGGATATTTCGATTTCCGGGCGATCTGGGGCTCGTTCCCGACGCAATAAGGGCCTGAGATGGGACAGTCAGTTTTCACCGGCCCGGTCGTCGCCCTCGGAGGCAACGCCGGCGCGCCGCGCGGCGGCGCTCCGGCTGAATATTCGGCCGAGATCGGCCCGTCGCTGTTCTGGCAGGGCACCGGCCTGTTGGCGATGGAGGGCGGCTCGAAAGACAAGAAGGGCATGGGCGCGTTCCCGGCCCTGTTCTTGTCGTCGAGCATCCTGGCGCTGACCCAGGTTATCCAGCCGGCCGGAAATACGCTCACCACCCCGGCCAACGCTGTCAACGGGACGCCGTTGCCGCTGGTCACCACCTATGCGCTCGGGCGCGCGCCCGGCACGCCGACGCGCAGCGGCGCGCTCGGGGTCGGGATCGAGACCGGCTTTGCGATCGGCGCGACCACCGCCTTGAATCCGGCGGTCACCATCGCCGCCAATGATTCCTGGCGCTTCTCGGTCGGCCAGTTCCTCTCGATCGCCGGCGCGGGTCCAGCCGCGGCGATGGCGTTCACCAAGGTCGTCTCGGTGGTGGGGACGGCGGTCACCGTCAGTCCGCCCCCGGTGACCTCGCAGGCCTCCGCCTCGATCGGCGCCTATCACGGCGATCCCTCGAGCTATGGCTTCGTTCTGCCAACTGCCTATTCGCCGTTCATGAACGGCGGCGCGGGCCGGTTCCTCTTGCCGGATTGCGCAGTCGCCCGCGGCGTCGGCATAACCGGCGTCGCGGGAGGCGCCGCGGGCAATGTCCTGATTCAGGGCCTCGATCTCTATATGCGCCCGCAAAGCGAGATCATCGCCGTCGCCGCCGGCGCCGGGACCACCTGGAGCAAGAAGACCTACAAGGTGCTCTTAGCCGCGATTCCGCAGTTCAGCTCGGCCTTCAATTACCAGGTTATCACCTCGGATCTGCTTGGCTTGCCGTTGTCGCTGCTGCCGAACGAGCCGGCGCCGGTCATCACTTCGGCCGGCGCAGCCTATGTCGGATCGGTGCTGCAATATGCCGATCTGACCAATCCGGCGACCACCGCCACCGCCGATCCGCGCGGCGCGATTCAGCTCTCCAGCGCCGGCCCGAACGCCGGCGCGACGGGCGCTGCGCCGGACGGCGTCTCGCGCTTCGTCATTGTCATGAGCCTCAATCCGGCGCAGGTTCTCGGCGCCAACCAGTTCAACCCGGGCACCCTGTTCGGCGTCGCCCCGGTTTAAGGAGAAGCGCCATGCGAGGCGAATCAGATCGGGATTGCCGAGCCCGCGGCGGCGGGGTCAATCGGAAAATCACCCCCATCAAGAGCTTCAACGACCGCGGCGGCGAGCCGATCAAGGCGTTCAACGGCAAGCGCTCGAAGAACAATCCGGACGCGACGCTCAAGCGCGGCGCCGGTCCGATCTTCCGCGCCCGCGGCGGCTCGGTCGCGCCGGATGAGATGGAGCGGCGCGCCTATGGCGGCCGGTCGGGTCATATGGATGGCGGCGTCGCCGGCCACGCCGATGGCGGCGCGGTGGCGAAAGCGGATGGCGGCGCGGTGGCGCGCAAGCGTGGCGGCGCGGTCGAAGGCGAGGCGAAGAAGCCGCATATGGGGCGCGCCGGGCGCGCCAGCGGCGGTTCGGTCGGATCGGATAAAAGGCCGCTGACGTCGGCGGCGACGCCGAAAAAGCCGAAGGGCCGGCACATCATGTCGAGGTCGGAAGCAACACCGTAGATAATGGGAGTATGCCGTACAAAGATTTGCAATCGCCGGAAGCAATAGCCAGCTCCAAGCGAAGGAATAAACGCTACAGAGACGCGAATCGGGCCAAAAGAGCGAAAGCTGTTCGAGAATGGCGTGAGGCGAATAGAGGTCATGTTAAGGCTTATGCGGCAGCAAATCAGAAGTTTCGCCTACGATGGTGAGGCGCCCTAGCTCCGGCCTCGAAGCGGGGCGTTTCCTTGTCGCTCGCCGCCCCGGCTCGCAAGGCTCGGGCGGCGTAGTTTTTAGGAGGGCGCCATGAGCCAGCTCGCGCTAGTCCTGATCGGCCTCATCCTCCTCGCCCTCGCTGGCGGCCTCCTTCCCCATTTCTATCCTGGCGCGCCGTGGAAACCCGGCTTCGGCTTCGGCCCGGTCAGCTTCAGCATGGCCTTCATCCTCATTCTGCTGGTCCTCCTCATTCTCGCTTTCACGGGACATCTCTGATGCGCGCGATCACGCGAACGCTGGGGCCCAACGCCTCTGGCCTGACCTCGAGCATGATCCGGCTCGATGAATGGGCCGACGCGCCGATCGGCGTGCAGGTCGCGATCGCCTCCGGCGCTTGCAACTTCACCGTCCAGCACTCTTTCGACGATCCGAACGATCTGTTCGCGCCGGTGCCGCTCGCTTCGATGTTCTGGGATACCAGTTTCTGCCCGGCCGGCGCGATCGGCGGCGTCGCGCCGCTCTCGTTCGCCATCCCGACTGCGCCGTTGTGGATGCGGGTGCTGATGAACAGCGGCGCCGGGGCGCTGCGCTTCACCGTGACGCAATACAACGTAGTCGATGAATAATGCCGCGCGCGATCACCGCCATCTGCAATTTCAATTCGCCGATGGCGATGGTCAACCTCGATTCCTGGCAGGGGGCGGCGATGGGCGTGCAATGTACCCCGACCGGCGGCGGCGCGTTCTCGCTCGATTACAGTTTTGACAATCCGAACGATCTGACCTGGCCGATCGCGCTCGCCGACATGATGTGGGACGCCTCGATGATCCCCGGCGGCTCGGCGCCGTCATTCAACCCGATCACGTTCTCGCTGCCGACCTCGCCGATCTGGATCCGGCTTCGCCACATGAACGGCCTCGGCCAGTCGCGCGCCGTATTCCTGCAGGTCGCCTCGCACAGCCGCTCGAACATCACCTCGCAATCCGAGCTTCTGGTCACCGGGCCGAACTTCGGCGCCGTGCACAACGGCGCGCATAACGGATATGCGCCATGAGCCTGACCACCACCGGCACCTTCGATTTCGCGCCCTCGGTCGGCGAATGCACGCTCAATGCGATGTCGCGGATTCGCCTGCGCGGCGCGATGGTCAAAGCCGAGCACATGCATATGGCTTGGATGGAAGCCAATCTGATGCAGGCGGAGTGGTCGAATCGGGGGCCGAATCTATGGACCGTCGACAGCTTGGTGATCGAGACCGAAATCGGCGTGGCGACCTATCCGATTCCGCCCGAGACGGTGATGGTGCTCAACGTCACCCTCGGCATCGGCGCGCCGCCGTGGGAGCAGGAGCTTACCATCACCTCGGTATCGCGGCAGGAATACACGATGTACCCGAACAAGGGGAAGATCGCGCGCCCGACCACCTATTGGTTCGATCGCCTGATCGCGCCGCAAATCACCCTCTGGCCGGTGCCCGACCAGGTCTACAATCTGCACATCACCCGGTTCCGACAAATCATGGACGCCGGTTTGCGCAACGCCGGCAATTACGAGATTCCGTTCCTGTGGCTCGACGCCGCCTGCGCCGGCATGTCGCACCGGCTGGCGCGCCATTACGCCCAGGATCTCGAAGGCCAGCGCAAAGCCGACTATGACGAAGCCTACCGGATCGCGGCCACCCAAAATGTTGAAGATGCACCAATATATATCGTTCCGATGGTGTGGAGCTATTTCCGATGAGGCCGCGAAGTTCATTTCGCGGCTGCCGGGTGGCTTCGGTCATTCTCTACGTCTTTGATCGTCGGCTCTATATTCGCCGCGCAAGGCCAAGATCGCGGAGGTTCTGATGGGCTGGGCGTCAAAGGCCGGAAGGGCGATCTGCAATCCGGAAGATCCGCGCGCCTTTGGTGTTTGCGACCGCTGCGGAATCTGGTTTAACCTATATAGATTGGGCTATCAATACGAATGGCAGGGCTCGCGGCTGATGAACCTGCGCTTCCGGGTCTGCCCGCGCTGCCTCGATATCCCCAACCCGCAACTGATGGCGCGGCGCGCGCCGCCCGATCCGTTGCCGGTCTCCGATCCCAGGCCCGAGCCGTGGCTGACGCCCGGATTCATGGATCGCGCGCTCGCCACCCAAGGGCTCAATCCAATCTCGACGGAATCCGGCTCCTCCGGCCCGGGTCAGCCGCTTGAGATCGAGCCGTGAGCGATTCTAGCTCGCAATCCCTAGGCGCGCCTCCGGCTGATCCTTGGCCGCCTGGTCCGCCATTGGGATTCGGCTTCGGCCAGAACATTCCGATCTCGACCCTGCCGCCGGTGGTCGCGCTCACCGGCGCCGAGCTGATGCCCGTCGTTCAGAACGATCCGAACGGAACGCCGGTCACCATGCGCGCGACGGCGAGGCAAGTGGCGCAGACCTTGCCAGCCAATCCGAACGCCGTCCCGGCGGCGTTCGCGCAAGGCCAGACCATCGTCTCCGGTCCGGGGCCGATCTTCCCGTGGGTTCCCACTGACGCGTCCACGCTGGATGTGGTCGATACGTGGAACGGGCGCACCGGCGCCGTAGTCATGCTCTCGGCCGATGTCACGGGCGCGCTCGGCTTTACGCCTTATAACGCGACCAACCCCTCCGGCTTCCAGACCGCCGCGCAGGTGTCCGCGTCGATCAGCGCCGCGGTGCCGACGCCCTCGAGCGCGGCGCCGCTGATCAATGGCGCCGCGGCGCCGGGAGCTTCGCCGCAATGGTCGCGCGGCGATCACATCCATCCGACCGACACCAGCCGCTATGCGGCGACCAACCCGTCGAATTTCCAGACGGCGGCGCAGGTTAGCGCTTCGCTCGCCAACTATCTGCCGCTGAGCGGAGGAACCGTGATCGGCGGCACCGCTTTCACTTCCGGCATCATTCTCGCCAGCCCGACCAATCTCATCCTCGGCGGCGGCGCGCCGGGACAGGTCCTGACCGCAACGGCGACGGCCGGTGTGCTCGCCTGGATGGCGCAGGCCGGCGGCATTGCCGATGCGCCGACGGATGGTCAGCTTTACGGCCGCGAGAGCGGAACCTGGGTGGTCGTGCCGAGCGGCGGCGGCGGAATCGCCGATGCGCCCAATGATGGGACGATGTATGCGCGCTTGAGCGCCGCCTGGACGCATATCAACCACACCAATATCGCCGACTGGACCGCGACTCTCGCGCCTTACGCGCTGTCAGCGAGCGTCCCGGTCGCCTCAGTCGTCAATCCGCTGATGGATGGCGTAGCGACGCCCGGCGCGAGCGCGGCGTTCTCGCGCGGCGATCACGTCCACCCGACGGATACGTCGCGCGCCGCCGTAACGGCGTTGCCAGCCGCCTCGACCACGCTGCCGCTTGCGGCCGGGACGGCGGCGGTTGGAGTCGGAACGACGTGGGCGCGGTCCGACCACGTTCATCCGGCGAGCGGAGCCCCGATCGTCATCAGCGATACGGCGCCCGCCTCCCCGGCCGTTGGCGCTTTGTGGTGGGATAGCGTCGGCGGCCAGCTCTACGTCTGGTTCAACGACGGCAATTCTTCGCAATGGGTCATCGCTACCAACGTCGGCCCGGCGCTCGCCACCTATCTGCCGCTGGGCGGCGGCGTGATGACCGGAGCGGTGGCGCTCGCCGGCGTCAGCACCGCGCCGACCCCGGCCGCCGGAACCAACTCAAATCAGGTCGCGACCACAGCTTTCGTCGCCGCTATGCCGGCAGCGATCGGTGACAATCGCATCATCAACGGAGACATGCGGATCAACCAACGTGGCGTCGCCAGCGCGACTACGTTTAGTTATACGATTGATCGTTGGCAATTTTCGGCGACGGCTGCGTCGAATTTTGGATCGTGGAGCCAGCTTCAACTGAACACGGGCGCGCCCGCGTTTCCTTATTGTTTGAGTTTCAGCTCAACCTCAGCACACGCAATTGTTGCGGCTGACTATTGTCAATTCACACAAGTCCTCGAAGCCGACATGATTTCGGATTTCGCTTGGGGGACGGCGAGCGCGCAACCTGTCACGCTGTCATTCTGGGCCGGTTCGTCGCTTGGCGGGACATTTGGCGGTTGCCTAGGCAATGCCGCCGGCACCCGCTCTTATCCGTTCACCTTCACGCTGGCGGCGAATGTCTGGTCGCAAGTTGCCATCACCATCCCCGGCGACACCGCTGGAAACTGGGTGCTGTACGGCAACGCAGCGAGTATGACCCTTCACTTCGATCTTGGTTCGGGCGCCACTTATCGCGCGCCGGCCGGGGCTTGGGTGAATGGGAGTTTTGCCGGCGCGAATGGCACGGTCAGCGTCATCGCCACCAACGGCGCGACTCTCAGCTTTACCGGCGCCAAGCTCGAAACAGGCAATATCGCCACGCCGTTCAATCGTTATTCGCTCGCCAAGAGCTTCGCCGATTGCCAGCGATATTTTCAAGTCGGGCAGATCGGGTTTCAAGGATATGCCGTTGCGGGAGTATCGCCTTATGTCTCGCAGTCTTTTCCGACCCAACTACGCGCAGCGCCTACGATGGTGATTACCGCCAACAACAGCGTCAACGTAGGCGCTCTCAGTTTCATCGGGCTTGGTCCAAATATGGGCACGACGCTGTCAAGCGGTCCTATACCAGCGACTGGCAATTATGTGCTGAACGTCAATTACACCGCAAGCGCGGAGCTTTGACGGTGATTGACTTCCCCGCCTCTCCGACGATCGGCCAGCAATTCACCGCCGCCGGCGTCACTTGGACTTGGGATGGCGTCAAGTGGGCCGCGTCGGGCCTGAGCGTCGCCTATCTCCAGACGGCTGGCGGGACGATGCTGGGGCCAATCGTATTGGCCGCCGATCCGGCTGCTGCGCTTCAGCCAGTGACCAAGCAGTATTTCGACGCTCGTCCGATGATCGGTGACAATCGCATCATCAACGGCGACATGCGGATCGACCAGCGCAACAACGGCGCGGGCGGGACGGCGCAAGGCTATACGGTTGATCGGTGGCAATATTCTTCAAGTTTGACGACCAAAGGAACTTGGGGACGAAGTATAGGAGCGAACCCAGGCCCGCCGGGGTTTCCGTATTACCTCGCGTTTGTGTCGAACTCGTCCTATTCAGCGCTGGCTGGAGATTATTTTCAGTTCGCGCAAGCTATGGAAGGCGATGCGGTCAGCGATTTTGCGTGGGGGACGGCGAACGCCCAGCTAGTGACGTTGTCTTTCTGGGCCAATTCTAACGTTACAGGCGTATTCAGCGGGTCGGTGAGCAATTACGCCGGTACTCGCTCTTATCCATTCAACTATTCACTCCCGACTACCGCCTGGACGAAAGTTAGCGTCACTATTCCCGGCGACACCGCCGGGGCTTGGGTGATGGGCGGCAATGCTGGGGCATTGGTTGTTCATTTCGATCTTGGCGCTGGCTCAAATGCGCGAGGTCCCGCAAATGCATGGGCGAATGCGAATTATATCGGTGTGACCGGGGCGGTCAGCATCCTCGCTACTAACAGCGGGCAACTCAATCTAACCGGCGTCAAGCTGGAGATCGGCAGCGTAGCAACGCTCTACAATCGGCAGACGATGGCCAAGAGCATGGCCGATTGCCAGCGGTATTATCAAACGCTCAAGGTGCTCGCAACGAGCCCCAACGCTATTGGCGGCGCGGTTTTCTACAACGCTCTGACATTGCCCGTCATGATGAGAGCCAACCCAACCGCGAACAACGCGGGCAGCGGCTTCACTAATTGCTCAACTCCCACTGTCTCCATGTTTTTAACTCCGTCAGCTTGTTACATCGGCGCGACGGCGGCGGCTAATGGAGCTGCAAGTTATACCGCCAATATCACGTTCGACGCGGAGCTTTGAGCATGGCCTATACGCTCATCAGCGATCCCTACACCATCATCCGCGACGAGGATGGCGCGTTCATTCCGACCGATCCGGAAAACCGCGATTATCAGGCTTATTTGGCGTGGCTGGCCGACGGCAACACGCCGACGCCCTATGCGCCTCTACCCAGCGCCGCCCCGGCGCCTGGTCGATGAGCTACACCTACGCTAGCTTTCAATCTGCGCTGGCGCAGATGATGGCGATCCCCAACGCCAACGTCGCCTCGCCGAATTTCGTCGCCATCCTGCCGACGATCATCGATTACGCCGAGCAGCGCTGCTATCGCGACCTCGATCTCCTCAACGCGACCTTGACCATCGATTCGGCGCTAACCCCGTTGACCCGCCTGCAGAGCCTCGCGCCCGTTCCGCCCTCGACCAGCTTGCCGCTCCTAATCCTCGAGAACTTCAACATCGTCCTCGCCACCGGCGAGCGCTATCAGCTCTACCCGACCTCGAGGGAATGGATCGATTCGATCTATGGTGGACCCCAATCAGCCGCCGAGCCGCTGTTCTACGGCATGGTCGACGATCAGACGGTGGTGCTCGGGCCGTGGCCGGACCAGGCCTACGACTGCGAATTCGTCGGCAAATTCAGGCCGATTCCGCTCTATGCCGCCGCGCCCGACGACGGCACGCAGAGCACCTATCTGACCGCGGTGCTACCGGATTTGTTTCTCGCCGCCGCGATGATCTCGGCTTCCGGCTACCAGAAGAATTTCGGCGCGCAGGCCGACGATCCGAAGATGGCGATATCCTGGGAGACGCAGTATCAAACGCTGCTGCCGAGCGCGAAGGCCGAAGAGATGCGCAAGAAACAGCACGGCTGGATGGCGCTTACCTCGCAGCCCTCTCCGCCCGCGACCCCGCCGCCGCCTCCGCCGGGAGGCTAACCCATGTCGTTCATGACGGTTCGGCTCGCGGCGCCCGGTGTCAAACTCATTCAGACCCCGACGCTGTTGCCGGCCAACATCGTCAAGAGCCAGAATATCCGCTGGCGCGGCGGTCTGCCGGAAAAGATCGGCGGCTGGACGCAGTTTTACGCCTTCACCATCGCCGGCATCACCCGCGAGATGTGGGCCTGGGCCGACCTCGATGGCGTCAATCATGTCGCCGTCGGCGGCACCAGCGGCGTCACGGCGATCACCGGCAATCTGCAAACCGTGGTTACGCCTCTGTTCAATACCGTCCAAGTCGATCAGACCGCGTTCGCCTTCGTCGCCGGCTCCTCGCTAGTGACGGTCAACGCGATCGGCTCGAACGCCACCACCTATGAGAGCCTGTCGCTGCAAACGCCGGTCTCCGGCGGCGGGATCGTCCTCTATCCTGGCAATTACGACATCGTCTCCGTCCCCAGCCCCGACCAGTTTATCATCGCGATCGCGCCGCAGATCGCGCTCACCAGCGGCGCCAGCTTCGCCACCGCGACGTTCGCCACCACCGCCACCCTCGCCACCATCACCGTGACGCTGCCTAACCACGGACTCGCCGTCGGCGCGAATTTCTCCGTCGTGCTGCCGACCAATGTCGGCGGCCTGACGCTCTCCGGCTTCTTCCAAGTCCTCACCATCGAGGCGCAGCCGACCGGCATTGCCGCCGCCGCCTATTCGACCGGTTCGACCTTCAATCTCGCCGCCGCGCCGACCGCCGTGATCCCGCCCGGGACGCTGCTCGCCTCGCCGGCCGGCGCGATCGGCACGCTGCTCTCGATCGTCGGCGTCGCGGTCACGATCCGCGAAGCCAACCCGCTCCATCCCGTCGCCAGCGCCGCGGTCATCACCTTCGCTTCCGGCACCTTCACCATCGCCGCGCAAGTGCAGGCCGTCACCACCGACAGCCAGCCTTACGGCAACATCCCCAGCGGCCAGATCCAGTTTCAGCAATGGGTGGTCCTGACCCAGCAGCCGGCCGCCGGCGGATGGGGCATCGGGCCCTGGGGCGGTTTCGTGCCCTCGACTGATGGCGCCACCGCCTGGGGGCAATCGCCCGCGCCGCCGCCGATCGTCGGCCAGGCGCTCGCGGCCGTCGATTGGGACCTCGAGAACTGGGGCAGCCAGCTCATCATCCATCCGCAGGACGGCGGCTTCTTCTTCTGGGATCCGACCTCCGGCATCCAGAGCGCCCAGCCGATCGTTCCGGCGCCGCAGGCGCATGG